CCTTATAGTTTGTGCAGCAGGTAAACGTAATTTAATAGATAACTCATATACTTTAAAATCAACAGCTATTATTTGTGATATTGGTATCAATTTTACAGAACAAGGCAAATTAGTTGGAGATGTTGAGCAAAACTTAAATGTAGCTTTTAAGAGCCCTGTTCCTGGTGGCTTTGGTTTGTGCACAAGGCTTGCATTAATAAAAAATTTAATTAGACTGAGCTTATTAAAAAATAATCTATAGTATTATAAAAGATTCCACTCTATAAATCGTGGAATCTTTTATTTTGCTAAATTATATTGAGGGTTTATTTATGGAATATAAAAGATTAAATTTTGAAGACTACTTTATAATTTGCTCAGATAATTGAAATAAGTTAGAAACAGATTTAGAGTTGGCAAAGTATAAAGAAGTGTCATATGAGTATAAAGGTAAAACTTTTTATGCCAACTATCAAGTACGATTTGATGCAGCTCGTAATTGTATACAGGTAATTTTTCAACAAACTTATGAAAAGTCAGATTGGCTAGTTAATTTTGATTTTCCTAAAAAAGTATATGATCAATTTACTTTTGATGGTAAGCTTATTCAACTTCGTGCCCATGGTGGTTGAGTTAGAATGTGGCTTGCAATCCAAGATATGATTAGAGATGAAATTAAAGATTTACTTTTAAAATATCCTAAAGCTTATGTTGAAGTTTTTGGTTGATCGCTCGGCTCAGGTATTGCTCAGCTTGCTGCAGAAGATATCTACTTTAAATTTGGTATAAAACCATATTTATATACATATGGGTCAGTTAAGCCATTCTTTGGAAGAAAGACATATAAGTATGTAAAACAATGTTGTGCAGAAGCTTATAATTTTTATGACCACTGTGATGTAGTTGGTTATATGGTTCCGTTTTTTGGTTGAAGAGCAATTAATCATGTCAAAGTAAAATTAGAAAAACATTTTTGTATTACAAAATTATTTAATCCATTAAAATATCATACTAAATATGATACTGGTGAGTTATATGCTGCTATTGAGGGCTAATTTAAATGCGACTATTAGAAAGTTTACCAAAAATACCTGAAGATAGAATCATAGAAATTATTGAGAGCTGTATAGATCATCTAGGCTCTTTAAGTCCAGATTTTATATTAACATATGACGATTTTACATTTGCTGGCTTTTATGAAGCAACAGGCTGCCAAGGTGTCACCAGTTTAGGTTATACAGATGATGGACTCAATTTTGAACAAGTAGTAAGATTTAATATTAATATGTTTAGAGAGGGCCTCGAAGACATATATTTAAATACCATTTATCATGAATTATTGCATGTTCTTGTTAATAAATATATGATTTTAAATCATATTATTGTTATGACTGGTGTAAATCAACATGCTGTTCTTGATGAAAAATTTTATTCTGATGTCAGCTTTAATGAAGGTCATGGTGGGCTTTGACTCGAATATGCTAAACATGCAAATGAGTTATTAAATTTAGTGATTCCAATTTCATCACATTGCTCGGATGCTGAACTTAAGAGAGTATTTGATGCCAGTATAGATGATTATGGTGAGCCCGGCGTTGAAATTACTTGTCAAGATTGTGATAGCAGTGATAAATTTTTAGTTGCTAACCCTTTTGAAACGCCAATAAATCCAGCAGTTTTATGTATATATTATGACACTATAAATAAAAATAAAAATAGTTTTTGTGCAAATTGCAATGGTACATTGTATATTACAATAAGGGACAAAGAATTTAAAGCATTAATGGATGCTGCTTTAAAAGATTATCTTGATAAGATAGTACTTTTTAAATTTTTCTCTCAGTTCGCTTAGGAGGTTATTATGGGTAAAATATTTTTACAAAATGAAGACTATCTTCCAGACGGCTGGACATTTGAAAGAATTGAAAAATTAGTAGAGGCTAGAAAACCGAAGACGCTCACAAAAGAAGCGCTATCTAAAATTATTTCAAAAAAATATTTAAATATGACAGAAGATGATTTAATTAAATACCTTGAGGAACGTGAAAAAGATGTTACTACAATAAATATGCCTTTGCCCATTGACAAGTCGAGAATGGCATATGTTGAAGGTGTTGAAAATGATAATTTTGATTTTAATAATACATATGATGAATTAGATACTTTATATGAGCAATGATTGCTTACTGAAAAAAAACAAAAAAATAAAAATGATGAACAAGGCAGTAAAAAAGAAAGCTGAAAAGATAAATTTTTATCATTTGATACCATAAATGTATCTGTGCCAAAGGGAGTTTTTGAACCATTGATCTCACATGAATTTGTAGATTCATATAATAATTTTACTAACACTTTTGGAGCTGATGATACTAAAAAATTAGCGGCGAAAATATCATATGTTATAGAAACATTTGAAGCAAATGGCAGGTCAAAACCTGGTAATTCTGAGAAAGTAAATGGTGTTGCTTATTCTATTTGGGAGTTAAAACTTGGTGAAACTTCATCACGTAAGCCAATTAGAGCATTATATTTTATAAAAACAGATGATAATGGTGTAAAATATGTTATATTTGCAAGCTTATTTATTCATACAGATAAAAAGCTTACAGCAATTGAAAGAAATTCTGGCGAAAAGGCATATTTTACTGTAAATCCTAAAAAATAAAGTGTATAATATAATAAAGTAGAGGATTTAGTTATGAAAATTGAAAATTACAAAAAACAACTTAAAGAATTGCTTAGTAAAGGTCTTACAATTGATGAAGCTGATGCAGTTATTTATGGCGACGTTTCGTTGGAAAATGTTTTAAAACAGCATACAAAAAACCCACTTGACGAAGCATTTGAAGTTGAAGAAGCTCAGATGTCAACTTATGATGATGCTGAAAAAATTATGAAAGTGGTAAATGAAATTGCTGAAAAGTCTAAAAATAAATATAAAAGATATAATTAAAATATACTTAATATAGTAAGTTAAATATCGTCCAAAATTTTGGACGATATTTTATTATAAAATAAAAAAGTATCTAAAATTGATGCTATTGAAATTGTATACTATAATATAAGCGAGTTAGTAATAGTTATAAATAAAAAAACTAATTCATTGTATAATAAATGTATTTTTATTAAGGAGAAATTAAATGAAAATAAAACTATTTAAAGATGTAACTTTACCATTAAAAAAGCGCGAAAGTGATGCAGGTTGGGACGTGTTCCTTCCTGAAGATGTTACTTTTAAAGCTCATTCTTTGACTACAGTTGATTTAGGTTTTGGTGTTAGACTTCCAAGTGGTTATGCCGGATTATTCGCAATGAGGTCATCTGTTTGTAAAACTGGTATGAGCATTCAAATGCCTTTAATTGATGAAGGTTATTTAGGAGAACTTCATTTAATGATTCAAAATTCAACTGATCAAGATTTTTCATATAAGAAAGATGAAAGAGTCTGTTCATTATTTATCTTTCCTGTTTTTAAGGACTCTTTAGAAGTAGTAGAAGATTTAGGTACTTCTGATCGTGGCGAAAACTGGAATGGTTCTAGTGGAAAATAAGTAATAATGTATAATATGAGGTAAAGTATATGATCGAAAATTGTCCGTATAAAAATAATTGTAATGGCATTGATTGTGATCAAGATTTTTGTATGCGCAAATATAGATTAGACTGCTTATATGATAATTCATTACTTACTAGTAAGCAAAAACAAGTTGGCAAATTATTTACAGATAAAGACGGCACAGATTTACATGAGTTTCAGCAATTAGCTGCTATTGAAAAAAAGATGGATGAATTTGTGGCGTCAGGTGCTAATTTATATTTACATTCATATAATTGTGGCAATGGCAAAACTTCGTGGAGTATTAGATTATTAATAAGTTATTTTAATAAAATATGGATGAAGTCTAATTTTAAATGTCAAGGTTTATTTATTAGCGTGCCGAGATATTTATTAGCCATAAAAGAAAGTATTTCAAATAAAAATGAATATGCTGATTTTGTTAATAAATATGTTTTAGATGCCGATTTGATTATTTGGGATGATATCGCTACAAAAATTGGAACAGAGTTTGAATTAAACCATCTATTAAATATGATTAATACAAGAATGGATAATGGCAAAAGCAATATTTTTACTTCAAATTTAGGTAGTAAAGAGCTATCAAATGCATTAGGCGAAAGATTAGCAAGTAGAATTTGTAATAAATCAATTGATATTGAATTACATGGCGCAGATAAACGTTATTTAAGTTTAGTTGGAGGAGAAGAATAGTATGACTGCACAACTTCAAGTTTTAAATAAAATTTTACAAACAAAAGATTTTTCTTTAGTAGAACTAAATAATTTAACAGAAGATTTTTTCTTTAATTATAAAGCTGAATTTAATTATATTAAAAACCATTATGAAAAATATCAAACAGTGCCAGATAAATTAACTTTTATTGATGTTTTTCCTGATTGGGATATTGTTGAGGTCAATGAGCCGGATAATTATTTAATTGAGGAGCTTTATAAAGACTATAATTCAAGTTTTATAGCAACTAGATTTAATAAAATTAAAAAACTAATTGAAGAAAATAAAACAGATGATGCAGTTGATTATCTTATAAACTCAGTTGACAATCTACACCAAGGCTCTGCTATTCAATCTCATGACTTGCTTACTGATACAAGTAGATATGATCGTTATCTTGAGCGTGTTACAAATCATGATAAATATTATATTAAAACAGGTTTTCCTGAGCTTGATAACATTATTGGTGGCTTAGATCGCGAAAATGAAAATATGGTTATTGTCGCTAGAACTGGTGTAGGTAAAACTTGGACATTGTTAATTATGGCCGCCGCAGCAGTTCAACAAGGCTTAAGAGTTGGTATTTACTCTGGTGAAATGTCTGTTGACAAAATAGGCTATCGTATTGATACAATTATTGGTGGAATTAACAATAATATTATTACACGTGGTATTGATACGTCAGTTCAAATGCAGTATAAAGACTATCTTGAAAAATTAAAAAATGGTATGTACTCTAAAGATGGTCGTGGCACCTTAAAAGTATTAACTCCAAATGACATAGCTGGACCTGCTACTGTTGCGGCATTAAGAGCATTTGTTGAAAAAGAACATTTAGAAATTTTATTTATTGACCAATATTCATTGCTCGAAGATACAAGTCATGCTCAATCTGGGCATGAAAGAGTTGCTAATATCTCAAAAGCAGTTAAGAATCTACAAGTTATGAAAAGAATCCCAATTGTGTCTGTTGCCCAAATGAATAGAACTAAGAATGAAGATGGCGAAAATGACACAACTCAAATTGGGTTAACTGATAGAATTGGACAAGATGCTACTTGTGTTCTTATGTTGAGCAGAGAGCGTTTATATGAAGATGCTGAAAAAACAAAAATTAAAGATGATAGACTTACTATTGATATTACTAAGTCAAGAGATGGCGGCACAGGCAAGTTAATTTATCATGCAAATTTTAATACTGGCAGATTTACTATTCTTAATCCTGATATGCCAACAGATTCCAGTAGATATGAAGTTTTTGATGCTGAGCCAGAAATAAATGATACATCACATTATTCAGATAGACCATTTTAATGCTTATAAATTGCTCAGTACATAATAATAGCTGCGAAGTAAAATTTGCTAAATTAAGTATAGAGGTATTTAGATTATGCAAATTAAAGAGCGGTTAATAGCTACTAATCAAATTATAAATAATGAATATTTAGACAAATATTGTAATTTAATTAATAGTAATTTTATAACAAAAAAAGTTAAATTTAAAACACAACAGCATCATATTATTCCAAAGTTTATTTATAAAATACTTAATAAAGCTGTTGATAATACAAAAGCTAATATAATTAATTTATCTTATCAAGATCATTGTTTAGCTCATTATTATCTTGCTTTATGTTCAAAAACTAGCTTATGTAAATATAATAATTTTATTGCAATTAGGCATATCATAGGACAAAAACAATTAGTAACAGAGCAGGCTTTTATTGAAAGTCTGCCAAAATACCAAGAATTATATGAAGCAAGTAAGCAGCACATGAGTCTAGTTTATAAAGGTAAAAAGTTGCCAGAAGTTCAAAAACAAAAAATAAGAGCAAGTATGTTAGGTAAATTTAAAGGAAAAGTT